CCGCCGTCTCCATTTTTAGAAAAGTAGAGAAAAACAAAAAGAGAGCTAAAACCTTATAAACAAAGGATTTAGCTCTCTTTCATTTCTATAAGAAAAGGATAAAAAAGTAGAGAAGTGCAAAACATTTTGCATTCATTTTGCATTTTTTCTTATTTAAAAAAAGTTCAAATTTCTTTTAAAAACCGTTGACTTTATATCTCTATAGAGATATAATAAGTATGTAAGTTAGTTAGTGGCTTACAAATACTGAGGGAAGGAGCAAAAGATGTGCGGACGACATAGAAAAAAGAGAACTCGAAAAACAGAAATGACCTTAGAAATCAACTTACTGTTCTTCAAATTCTCAATCAAGTTTAGCTGGGGAGATTAACTCTCCCTTGCTTCTCTGATAATTATAGCACATTCGTGATTGTTATGAAAATAGGTAATAAAAAAGTATGGCGAAAAGGGAAAACAACTATTGAAATGGAACGGATTAAATTCGATTGGAAGGCGCTTGTTGGATGGATTGGTTTCATCATACTAGTTTGGTATGTAATGAAACGATAAGGAGGTTTTTTCATGATTGTTGATACTGATAAAATTGAGTGGCTTTTAGAAAATCGCTCTCAATATTTCATAAACAAAAAAACAGGAGTTGCGCAGTCTCGTTTATCTAAGCTAAAAAATAATTTTTCCGAGATTGGAAAATCTAGTATTGAAATTGGCGTGAGATTAACTACATTAGCACTACAAGAACAACAAATTGAAAATAAAGGGGAAATTAAAATGACAAAAGAAAAAATTATCGAAATGATTGATTCAGGAATGAACGTCTATGGTACAACTTACGAGAGCGAAAAAGAAGTTGCTGAACATTGTGGCTTGAACGTAACTGAAAAAGACGTTGAATATCTTGAACAATACGACGGCGGAGATTTTGAATACAAAGAAAAACAATTTATTGACGGCGACATGATTTATATCATTCGTGAACCTAAATAAACATGTATAAAAAATAAGCCTACCTCTCGAAACTGAGAAGTAGGCTTTTCTTATACATTAGTACCCAGTTCCCCAAGTATTGTCTGGGTTACCATCATTTGGGCCAATTGGAATATAAATCCGAGTTCCGTTTGAATCAGAACCACCTAGCCAAACATAACCGTCTGCTACCCGAACTGAATCATACTTAAAAGTAGATCCTTTTGGCCACACGCCGTAAACTGGCGCTGACAAGCTCGGGGCACTGTTGCGAAGAACAATCCCTTCATTTACACCGATAGTAAAAGTTTTTGCTGGTGTTGGTTTGCTATTTTCCCATAATTCCACAATATCTCCATCGTTGACATAGCCTAGTAATTTACCGCTGTTTTCGATGCGATATAAATTTTTACGATCGTCTAACTTTTGTGTAATTGTTCCAACTTGCGTCCACAATGTGTATGCATTGATATGCTGTGAAATTGGCGCATCTGGATTTTTGTAGATTGTTGTGAAACGAACGTGTTGACCAACTTTATATTTTGGTTTATTAGGTTTACCTGGGTTTACAATAACTTCGCTACCATCTTCTGGAAGTCCAGTTTGTAAATCTTGTGCTAGTTGTGCTTTACTAATTCCCCACTGTGCTAAATATCCGTATGGATCAGTATGATCGCCCCACCAATTTTTAGTAATCCAATCATGTGTTACGATTCCGTATCCTGTGCCGTCGTCTAAGTCAAATGTTGCACCAATCTGTGTAGCTAAATCACGAATCAAATTTACATATGCGGCATAGTCCTTTTTGAATGTTTCTTTATTATTCGTTCGAGCGAGTTCGATTTGTGCATATGCTTTTGCATTCGCTGTTGCACCTGCACCCCACTGGATTTGGCCAGCTGGCGCTAATTGTTTCACTCGACCACCAGAACCGACAAAATATGAAACATAGGCGCTCGTCCAGTTCCGCTTCATATAGGCCGTTTCGTTGTCTAGACTGTTTGGACCAACATTGTTCCCATTACCTGACTCATGTAAGACAATTAATTCATTGGTAGCATACCCTGGAAAGTACCCACCAAAATTAATAGGGTCTTGCTCCACTTGGTACGCATTCACACCAATCGGCAACATAAAACTTAACGACATTCCGACAGCAACTAATAATTTAACAGTTTTTTTCATTTAAAAACCTCTTTCCTATTTTTTAAACAAAAAAAGAAACGACACAAGCCGCTTCAATTCTTATCTTTATTTCTCAACTGAATAAAATAATCCTTTAATTTTTCTGGCAAAGGAATGAACTCCAATACATTCTCGCAAAATGAAATGCCTTCATTTGCAATGTAAAAAATAATCACCATTTCCCTAATAGGAATATTATTCCCTACAATACTTTCAACTTTCACAGAAACTGCCACTACAAATAAAATCATTACTTTTTTGGCGATTCCCAACATACCTATTTTGCTTGATAGGGATTTAGTAGCGATTGCTTTAAGCCAACCTGTTACAAAATCAACAATCATCAAAAATAACAAAACATCTAGCAACTGATCCATTCCCCCAAGAAAGCTAACGCAAATACCACCTACAATACTTGCTACAATTGACAGGTGGTTAAAATATTTTTCCACTGACTCACCTCCGGTTTTATCTTCCAGCATTAAATACCCTTAATTTCTTTTATAGCTAACGAAACAAGGGCCGTACGGAAAAGCTTTTTACCCTCCCGAATACTTGCCTTGAACTTAAGCACATCCCCCTCTTGTACTTTAACGTTAGCAGACCCATCTATTGTACTAGCTTTGTCTAATGACAATGAAGGTGGAGCACCTATCTGAGAAATATAATAGTTTTTAGATCCAATACTTGCAATTGCATAAGCATAATCAGTACCACCGCTACTACCGTGAAATTTGAAAGTGCTGATGATACTAATAGTTGCTTCTCTTGTGAAAGTAATTGAAGTTTTGTCTGCGCTAATTACAAAAGGTAAATTTGATTGACTATGCCCAAAATCAGTACCTACTAAAGGACCTAATACATAAGTATAACCTGATGAAATATCAGTTCCATCAGGTCCAGTTCCAAAGTATGCTTCAAATGGAGGCTCTTTTGTCATAAACTCTTCTATTTCTTTAAAGTTAAGATTCAAGTCATCTTGCGCGTTTAACTGTCCTCGTTCAAAATTTGTTTTCATTTATTTCGACTCCTTAATTTTAATCTGTACACTTTTATTTCCCTCATTAAGAAGAAAGATATTAGGCGCTGTTTCTTTGATAGTTGGTGAAGACAAATTCCAATTGATTGGAACTTTTACAGTCAATTCATTTTTGCTTGGATAACCCGCTTTAAACGGAATTGATTCTGGCACTTCTCCAACCCAATTTTCTTCTCCCAAAGGTGCAACACCTAAACCGTCATGCCATGCTAAGACATCAATTTCAGGATATTCAAAAGGTAAATTTTTCTTTGTGAAAATCAATTGATCTGGTGTTACTGCTGCTATTTTCTTTTGCAAGTTTAGCGCAACATCACCATCCATATCGTTGGAAACTGTGACTAAAAAATCTTGCCAATCTTTTTGAGCTTCCTGAATGTACTCATTCCCTTTATCAATGACCAGTTGCATATCTGCTTCTAAATTTTTCTTTTGCTCTTCCGTGTATTGATTCATATTTTCAATAATGGTATTCAGCATAGCATTATATTTATCTTCCATTCCCGAAACTGATACATTTTCAAACGGTGTTGAATAGCCACATACTTTTTCATCTGGTCTCTTATCTGTGATCAAATCCGCTGTAATAGCTGTGCTGTTTCTTGGCACTCTGACAGTGGCCAACTGAATTTCAAATACATCTGGCGTGCGTTCGACTGTCACATTACCTTTTTTGACTGCTACATAAGCTTGTCTAGCGTTCATGTCGTGCCGAACAACAATAGAGTCTGTTCTGTCTTGAGTGGAAGAGGCAACCTCAATAGGTACTGCAAAAGCAGACGTATTTATATATTGATAACCTTTTAAGCTTGCTGAACCTGCTTTTACAACAATTCTCATTCCAACAGAATCAGCTGCAGTCACTCTTAATGCTTCACCGACTGACATCATGACGCCATTGCGAAAGATATTTTCAAAGTATTTTGCCCAGTCTGCCGATGTATAAGCACGATCGTATGTGCCATCATCTTGCAAAACGGCATCATAAAATAAACTTAATTCCGCCAAAAATAACCACCTACTTTCCTTTTCTCTTGATTACATCAATAATTGTTTTACTTTGGTTACCGAATTCGCCGTCAATATGGTAGCCTTTCTCATCCCAAGTCTGAGTTACAGAATTTAGAACCACTGTATCTGAATAGCCAAAAGAAGAAATACGTTTTACACGATCCCCCAATTTATAATCTCGACCATAAACAAAAAGACTATCATTCAAATTGATAGTCCCATTCAATGCCAAAACTCTTGGTTGTTCAGTTAATTTTTCTTTTCCTCTTGATTGCAATGTGGCAATATATTGTGCATCTGGCATTTTTACATCATCAACAGTCTGTTGTAAGTCACGAGCATCGACATATATTTCTTTTCGTTCGAGGCCACTCAAATTGTTATTTACTTGAGTATGTTTACGAGCTTTACCTTCACCTTCTCCATAAATAAGGGCTGTAGTCGCTTCATCATAGTTGTTCTTTTCTAATGATTCATTAGTAACATTTTCAAACTCTGCACTAAATTGAACTACACTAGAAACATCTTCACTTTTTCTAAAACGAATATTTGTTCCAACTTGGCCGTTTGATGTTGAACCAATACGCCCATTCGAGATAGGAATTTCGTCAAAACCAAAATTGTAACTTTCACACAGTCCCTCTATTTCTTCTTCAACATTCCCGTAACTATTTTGATAACTAATGTTTGAACTAGTGATTGCTGGCGGTTGTTCGACAGATAAATAACTTATTTTTCTTTTTGCATCTGACGGAGAGACCACTTCGTTCCGTAAATGATCGTAGCAAATCAGCTCTGGTCTTTTTGTTTGATTGTAAATTCGATAAACAATTCTCTTACCAGATTTTGCAAAAAGAGATTTCCCAGAAATTGTAATTAATCCACTGCTCAAATCATCGCAAATAATAGAATCAATATAGTAAAAGCGATTATTAATTAATAGCACTGTGTCTTCGTCCATTAATTCTTTCGGCATGTACTTTAAAAGAACAACCGTCTCAAAAGTATTAGCTGACTTGAAGTTTTCTTTAACACTCATTGATTTCCATATGTCCAGAACTGCCGTTGACTCATAATCAAAGCCAGACTTTCTTCGAAAGACCTCTACAAAAGGCAATGGCATAAAATCCATAGCTACACCCCGCTAACCAATGGTGTAAATTGCATTTCACATGTAATTCCATTTTGAGAATTGTTGGCCGCTTTTAGTTGTAAATAGTTATCTCCTTTAGATAATCGAAAGAAACTACTGCCATCCATACGTTCTGGAACAGCGTTAGTTTCTACACCATTAACAATTTTTTTCGCATACAAATTTCCACGTACCGTTGAAAGTTCGAATCTTGTTCCAGGTTCAAAGGTTCCTTTAAATCCAAAGAAGGTTTGTTTTGTCACATCGTAAATCTGCGGATCAGTTACGGTTGTTACACATTTCATATGAAAAACTGCTCCAACCTGTACATCGCCATTGTTTACAATCTTTTCGATATTTCCTGATTCAAAGCGCCCAAATGTATGCTTCTCGCCTTGAACAAAAACCATTGGAAAAATAAGCGTTGGCTTTAATGTTGCCAAAGGAACCAGTGAGTTATAAAACGATACATCTCGGAAATAAGAATCGAATGCTTCAAACTGTAAAGAGAATAAGTTCCATTCATCAACCTTATAAGGATTATCCTCGTATAATTTGAAACTAGGCGCTTGGATTGGTAATACGTCGGTTTCATACTCCTTGTCATAGACTTTAAGAGTTAGCTTACCTGTTTGTTTTAGATCGATTTTTTGAATCATATCTCGGCGCAGCTGATAAATTTCTTCTTCTGTTTTTCCAATTAAAGTGCCTTCTAGCAACGGTTTCCGAGTGCTCAAACGGATTCCAACAACTTTTGCGCCGTCCTCTCCAAACACTTCTTCTGCTAGAACAACATTTTCTGGCGCTTCTAGACCTTCGACATTTTGCAAAAAATAAGGAGCTTCCTCATTAAAAACGAGTTGCTCCCCATTTTGATTCGTATAAACTAATTCTAGTTTCACTATTTAAACCCCCTAGCCAAGTCACGTAGTTGGCGTTTTGTTTCAATCGCTGTTTCTCTCGGTGTTTTCGTGTCAGCACCTGTGATATATTGTGTTACTTCCATGTTTTTAATATTTCCGTCTTTCAAGTAAGAAACCATTTCACGCATTAGAGAAGCAAGTTCGCTAAAATCATTTGATTCATGTGAATCTTGAACAGCAATTAGATTTTTAACAACTGAAGAGTTTCTCGGAACTCCCACGCCGTTTTCATAATGAGGAATTAGTTTCTTTGTTTCTGAAGCTTTGATTACTTTTGATCCTTTTGGTAAATCTGGTAAGAATACATTTCTACCTTCTGGAATGAAAGGCACGCCACCTTTAGGAATCACCAATTCTTTATAAGTACGTCCTTTTTGGTCGTTGACGATTGCTGGACCACCAATATGATTATTGGTTCCTGTTTCTAGTCCTAAAATTTTTGCTACTCCAGCGCCTAAATTAGCTACTACGTTTAAAGTTTTGGTAATTACCGAAGGGCCAGAATTAAAGTCACTTACTGCATTTTTCGCTTGAGATGCTGGTCCACTCGCTTGATCATTAGCCCTTAATAGTTTTTCAACTGGATTGTTTGCTGCGAAAATATTTAAGCTACTATTACCACTTGAAGCCGCACCGACAACTCCACCTGCATTTCCTCTCAGGTTTTTCGTTCCTGGATTGTTGGCATTGTAGGTGTTCAATGCATTACCACCTTGTCGAGCTGCAGCTTGCGCATTTGAAGAATCTCCACGTAGTATTTTCTGTGCTGGATTGTTCGCGTTAAATGCATTTAAGTTTTGAATACCTACCTGTGATTGATTCGATACATTGGAAGCATCTCCGAGTAATTTTTTTAATTGTGGCTTTATTTGGTCATAAGTTTGCACGCTTAATGTTCCATCAGCTATTTTTGCTTTTAAATCTTCATTATTACCAAGCATTTTTTTTACTGGATCAGGTAATGACTTCCACGCATTCATACTTTCTTCTGACTTCATTACCTTTGTTAATAAATCATCATTATTGGCAAGCATTTTTTTCTGATCTGTTGGAAGGTTATTCCAATTTGTTAGGTATGTTTCCGAAGAAAGAATCTTTTGTAGCACATCCGTGTTATTCGCTAAAAGCAATTTGCTTTCATCTGGTAAATTTTTCCAAGCATTAAAGGCTCGTTCTGATCCATAAATTTTTGTCAGTAAATCTTGATTATCTGCATAAAATTCTTTAACATCATCTGGTATATTAGACCAATTGACAATTTTTTCTTGTGAATCACTAAGCACTTCTAAAAACTCTTTGTTATCAGCTTTAATTTCTTTGTCGTGTAACTTGTAATCTTCCCAAAGTCCAAGATTAAGCATATTTTCAGCCATTTTTTCAGGGGTATTAGAATACAGAATTGCCTTCTTCTCTTCAAAATTAAGTTTGTCCCATTTTCCGTTGGCTTGTAATGCCTGAGTTACAGTCTTCTTGGCATTTGTATCTAAAAGCGCTTGTTGTTCCTTAAACGTCATGCTGTCCCATTTTCCGTTAGCAATTGCTGCTTCGGCAATCATTAATTTAGCATTACTTTTTAGGTCGGCATGTTTGGAAGCATATAGGAGTTGGTTCCATCCTTTTTCAGAATTTGCAGCTTCGTTAACTGCTTCTTGCGCATTGGTTTTGACTTCGCCTGTTTTTGGATCAAGAACAAGATTATTCCACATTTTCCCATATTCACTTGCTTCATCACCAACATATTTAAGTTGTTCAGCGTTCTTCTTAGCATTTTCAGCAACTTTATTTGTTGTTTTGGTAACATTCTCCAATAACTTCTCGTTATCTTCAATAAGGTATTGTGAAGCATTTCCGCTCTCTTTTATCACTTGTCCAGAAGCCAAATGAATTTTATCTTTTAGTTCAGGGAATTTCTCAACAATGGCCGCCATTTGGTTATCAAAACCTTCAGTCGTAGTCTCGTTTATTTTATCCCATTCTTCAAGATACTTCTGAGCAAATTCACCATCAAGGTTATATCCCCAATCTTTCAACCATTTTTTTTGCTCTTCTTTCATTTTAGCGGCATGAGTCTGTGATGCATTCCTTTGCTCTCCTAATGATTTTAACCATATTTCTGCTTCTTCTTTCGTAGCATTCGCTACATCACCAGTCATTGATTTCAAAATAGTTCTTTTTTGTTCCGCCGAAACATCCAGAGTATTAACATAAGCTTCCGCAGTATTCTTTGATAAATCACTAATCATTTGAGCTTCAGAAACACTCAATTGACGATTTTCGTTTGCAGCCCTTTGTCTAATCTCTTGAATTTGCTTATTATTCGATTGGATTTCTTCCACAGCAGACTGATTTAGTTTTTTCTCATTCTCAATGATTTCTTTCATTGAGTCTGTAGCGGTTCCTGGTAACTGCTTTAATAATTGATTCAATCCATCTACTTTTTTATTTAAAGACTTTTCAAGAGACTGACCCGCTGCTTCAAAATTTTCTGCCATTTTAGAAGCATCTGATTGATTAAATCCATCTTTTAATAAGCCAAACTGACCATTTGCGGCTTTGGTTTTGTCTTGCACCCCGTTTAAGGTTTTGTCAACTTCTCGTCCGACATCAGTTCCCCATTGCTTAACACGTTGGGAACTATTCCAAGCTTCTTCTCCCCAGAGTTTCCACACTGCTACACCTGCTCCAATCGCTGCAGTTGCACCTAACACCCAAGGATTCAATAAACTAAACCCTTTAGTCAATGAACCAATTTGTGTTGTGGTTCCTCCGATTTTAGCAGTCAATCCTCCTAATGCCGAACCAGAAGAAGCAATGCCTTTTCCGAATCCAACAGAAACAGAACTACCCTCTGCAAAAGCTTTTGTAACATCTTCAATCGCTCTTTTTTTAGACATAGCGGCCATTGTCTCAACAAAGCCCTTGCCTAAAAATCCTACACCCTTCGTTAAAGTACCTGTTAACTTAATAGCAGGCCCCATTGCAGCAGTTAATGCAATCATTTTAACAATTGTTTGCTGTGTTTTAGGATCAGCATTTGAGAAAGATTCCGCCAAGTTCGTAACCATTTTAATCATTGGTTTAGTTGCTTGAAGCGCATCTCTCAATGCTTTTACTAAAGGTCCACCAAACGTGATACCTACGTCAACTGCTTCATTTTTAAGCATCTTTAATTGAGATTCAGTAGTTTCATATCGCTTGTTAGCTTCCTCTGTTAAAGCGGTGTTTTCTCCCCATGCTTTAGTTCCACGATCTACAGCACTTTTAAATACATCACTGGCACCAGCTGCACGTAGCAAACTGTCACGAAGACGAACTTCGGTAATCCCCATATCATCTAAAACAGCAATTGCAGATTGTCCGTGTTCCTTCGTTTTTCCTAGCCCTTCAATAAATTTGATAATAGCACCTGAAGCATCCTCTTTGAAAGCTTTAGAAAATTGTTCTGCAGACATTCCAGCTACTTCTGCAAAATCATTTAATTTTCCTGATGCATCGGTGGCTTCTTTATGCATTGTTTTTAATTCTTTGCTAGTTAACCCCATTGCACCAGCAGTGTTTTTTAACTCTTTACCACCATTTCTGACAGCGCTAGAAACCTGCTCCATAGATACGCCTGTCTGTTGACTTAAGCTCTCTAAACCTGCAAATGCATTGGCTCCATTTTCAACAGCTAGCTGCATTTGAACCATTACTTTAGAAAATGCGGAACCGCCCGCTTCTGCTTCAATACCAACCGAACTCAACGCAGCCGCAAATCCCATGATTTGAGCTTCACTCATTCCAACTTGGTGTCCAGCACCAGCAAGACGTAATCCCATTGCGGTTATTTCTGACTCAGTTGTCGCAAAGTTATTCCCTAAATCAACAATTACAGAGCCTAACTTATCAAATTCTGTTTGGGGCATTCCTGTAATGTTGGCCAATCGAGCTAAAGCAGTTGCTGCTTCTTCTGCGCTCATGTTAGTTGACTCGCCTAAGTCAATCATTGTCTTGGTGAAGCCAACTACATTTTTAGTTTTAATACCTAACTGCCCTGCTGCTTCTGCAACGTTTGCAATTTCCGTGTGACTTGAAGGTAATTCTTTGGCTAGTCCACGAAGACCATTTTCTAAATCTTTGTATGAGTAAACAACCTTACCTGTCGAATCAACAACTTCATCATTGGTCTTTTTCACACCTGCAAAATCAGATTCCCATTTAACAGCGGCCGTTGTTACTGCTGCAGCTCCTGCGAGAATTGGCAAAGTTATACCTTTTGTTAAGGCTCCTCCCACTTTTTCCATTTTTTGTCCACTAGCAATCATTTTTTCACTAGCGTTATAAATGGCACCAGTGGCACCAGTGGTTTTGACTTGCATTTCTGCCATCTGACCAGCCGTTTGAATTAATTGAGATCGATAATTTGCTAGTTTTCCATTGGCATCTTGCAATTGAGTTGCTAGCCTTTTGGTGGATTCTGTCGCTTTTCCATCTACAAATGACTCGTCATAAGCTTTTTTCAATGCAGCAACTTGTTTCTCTTGGGCTCCAATGATTTTAGTTAAGCCATCAAAACGAGTGCCTAATTTGCCCATCTGGTTTCCAGCCATATCAGCAATTTTTGCATTAGCTTGCATTTCTTTGGCTAAATAACGAACTTCTTTTTTAGCATTTGCTGCACCACGACCGAAATCAGAACTATCCAAGCCTAGCTTTATGACCATATTTCCTAACGGCGTTCCACCACTCATTTAGTTACCTCCTTCCCTTTATGCGCCACCACGCTTGACTAATTCGCTTAATGGTCGCACCTCTTGCTTTTTCTTTTTAGTTTTCTTTTTCTTTGGTGCTTTCAATAAGATTTCATCAATATCCAAGCAATCAGTATTCATGAAATCCCGAATCGTCCACCCAAGATTGGTAATCGCATCACGGACAAAATCAACTTGTAATTCGTAAAGTTCGGACCAAGTTAAATTTCCTCCGCCATCGCTTTTTTTGCAGCTTCATCATCTTCTTTTGAAAAACCTAAAACACGATGGCGGACAATATCCCAAATTTTCCCAATATCTAGTGAATCTAATCCATTCATAATTGATTCTTTAGTGACTTCTTTTTCGTCAAATAGATCTGCAACAAACTGAATTTGCATATTCAAATAATCTTCTTCGATTGGTTCTTTTCCTTGCTTCTTCGCTGATTCTTCCAATTCTTTTTCTAAGCGAATATAGTCACTGCGTTTTGAGAACGGCACAAAGTCCTGTGTAAAAGTTTTTTCTTCGCCATCAATGCGTAAAGTAAGTTCAATCTTGCGTTCCATTTTTTAACCTCCAAAAAAAGGACGACTAACTAAAGCCGTCCTTAATCAATAAATTTTTATTCTGCTGCTGATACAATCAAAGTGCATTCTGCTGTAAAATTACCGTCTTCAGTTGTACCGACAATTTTTGTAACACCTTCCGCAACTGCTGTTACTTTTCCCTGTACAGGCGTTACTGTTCCAATCGCTGCATCTTCAGAACTGAATCTATACGCTTTGTTTGTTGCGTTTTCTGGCATGATTGTAGGTGTTAACGTTGCTGTTTCACCAACTTTTAAAGCCAATTCAGTCTTATCCAAGGTAATTCCAGTAACTGAAATAGGTAGTGTTTTAAACGCTGGTACATCCACATGATCAGATTCTTTTTCTACACCGTCAACGGTGGCAACACCTGTGACAGTAAAGTCACCTGCTAAAACATCCGTATTTGCGGCAATTCCTGTAATAGCTAAAGGTGAAACACCTTCTGCAACAGGATTAGTTTCACCTTTTTTATAAAGTCTAAATTTTTCTGGTGGAATAAACGACATTTCATGTCCTCCTAACTTAATTCAATATTGGCCCCATCTGTGGCGGGAGTAACAGCTCTCACTGTGGGGCTTGCTACTTTTCCGGCGCTGGTGTTTCTTCACCAAATAATTCTTTTTCTAATTCTGCTAATGCTTCAGCATCATCTGCAAAACCGACAGTAACTTTTTTACCGTTAATTTGGCGAGAAACCGCAGAATAAACATATTCACCTGGCTCTGGTGTAAAGTCATCATCATTTAAGGTTTCTCCTTTGACACCATCTGACGAGAATGTACCTGCATACATGCCAAAACCAATTTTTTCGCCATATAAATCCTCTGATTCAATCAATACGGCGTAATAAGGAGGCTCTGTATCTTCGCCAATATGGTAGACTTTGCTTGTTTCGCTTGCTTTAGTATGTCCTAAAATTTCGTGGTCAATCACCGCTGGAATATCTAAGATACCTAAGTTTGCCGCAATGTCTCCGTGACCTTTACGTGCTACATAATAAGCAATATTTGATCCGAAAACTTTCGACGGCTCTTTAGTCAACCCAGTGATTTCAAAACTAGCTGCGGCTCCTTGTTTTGGCTTTCCTTCGATAACATATTTTTTGTCAGTAATTGGGTTTAATTCGTTGTCCAATTTTTTAATTGTAATTCTGCTAAATCCATAAGTTTGCATATATTTTTCCTCCTAAAAAATAGACACCAACTTAGTAGTCGGTGTCGTGAATTTGTGTATTTTTTCTGTAACGTCTCGCATCCACAAAACGCTTTGTTTCGTTAAAGTACTGATCTAAGCCACCATCTAGGCGACCAAATCCAATTTGTTTCATTGTTTCTTCAACTGCTTTAGAAATTTGCTTGGTTACCATTCTGTCCATGCTTTCAACATTTATTTGATAATTGAAGCGAATTGACAAAACTTTGTTGTTGGCAAAATAGGCGTTGTTTTGTGGACCAAGAAAGTTATCAATGATAATGAAAGGATTGGTAGTATCCAAAGTTTCTGGTACTTCATAAAATTTAATTCTTTGAGGTGTCACAAGCTCATTAATTGTTTCATTTTCAATCAAGGCATTGTAAACTTCCATCATCATATCTTTCATTTAGCTAATTCCTCCATATCCGACTTCATCTCTCCAAATGCTTTCGCTTGAATTTCATCAGCTGCAGCCTGTAGTTTTCCCATTCCACGAGGTCGTACATAAGTGCCATAGCGCGTATAGCCGAACTCATTTAAATGGACGATAGGCGCACGTTCCTTTGAAGCCCAGCCAGTCTCAACTCGTTTTGGATTACTTTTCACACCGCTACTTATAACTAAGTCGTGTGTTTTTCCTGAATCGATATAACTAGCCATATATTTTTTAACAATCTGCTTGTTTCTTTCGCCTTGTTTTTTTAAAGCTTTGTTGGAAATTCTATTTACTCGTGCTTGTCCTAGTTTATCTTCCATATTTTTGAGAATTTCTTCTAACCCTGTCACTTCGCTCATGACGTTACCCCTAGAACAATCTTGATAAAACGGTTATCTTCAAAATCTGGTGAAACATCTACGATTTCCCATTCTTTGCCCACTGGTAAAGCTCTATAGTCATCAATAACAACTTTATGTTTGTTGCTAGGGATATAGTCTTGGTGCGGATCACGGATTTTAATTGTCAGCCCCTCTTTAGTTCCTTTTGCGTTCAATATTTCCATGTCTTTCATTGACGGATTGTAGATTTGCGCTTTACATGAATGAAGTTCTTTCTTTACTATTTCGCCAGGTTCAGGCCCTTCTCCCGGAATAAACTGAAAAAAAGAAACTGGCGTTTTTAATTCGCCAGCTCCTATTTTGGGACGTTTATAATTAGGGTGTATTGCCAAATCCTTCACCTCCTGAAATATCGATGGAAGCATCCATAATGCTTTGCTGAAAGTTGGGATAAAAATATTCTAAGGCTTCGTTTCTTACATAACGAGTTCTTTCAAAAACAAGTTCTTTTCCTTTTCGATATACTTTTGGATCAAAATCTCCTATAAGCGTTCGAATATCTTCAAAGGAATCATTTAATTGTTCTTTTATAGAGTCATCGTCTGACGAATGAAAGATTTGATTTCTTTCTTTGAACTCCTTTAAATATGATTCCATCTAATCCCCCCGTGCTATTTCAAATCGATAGTTGCCCCATCTGTTGTTGGGTTTATCTTATTAACAACAGGGGTGTTTACTTTGTTGCTGGTTCTCCATCGTCAATTTTAATATCATAAATTTGCGCTGCATCGTTATCAGCTGGCTCACCATTGCCCAATAAGTCGGCAGCATATAATGTTGCACGTTTCATTGCAAATGTTTCTTTATAAACATAGACTTTTTCTGCACGTGATTGCGTAGCATCATATTCTCCACCAACAAAAGCAATCAATTTATTCTCTTTTACTTCTAAAGATTCAATGATATGGTCTTCAGAAATAAATGGTAAGTTTGAAACGAATACGCCATTTGCATTTTGCGTAGTGACACGAGCAACAATATCGTAATAGTTCAATGGATTAACAATTAAGTATACATTCCCTTTAACTTTTCTTGCTTTTTCCTCTCCCTCGTCGCCATCTCCGACTTTATCCGTATATTTAGAAGCTTTCTTCAATAACATTGCGAATTCTTTAACCATTGTCTGCGAATCTTTAAAAGTTAAGATTCCTGCTGCTTCTTTATCAGCATATCCATTTGTCGGATCAATTGCCGCATTCATATCTTTTGTTAGTCCAATAGGTTGATTATGACCAGACCCATTGATAATTGCTTTTTCCCATGCTTCTGCGATTGCTTCAGATAAACATAAACGAACGTATCGGTCAACCCAGCGTGGACCTAATTCTAAAGTGTCATTTGAAATTAAGAAAAACGCTGTTAAAGCCAATTGATTAAATTCTGTTGCACCAAATTGTGCATCTAATTTCCCTTCAATATCTTTATGAAGTGGCCCCCACACCGCTACACCTTTACGACGAGAACGTGTAATTTTAGTTTTACCTACTGAAGGGGTAAAATTAATAATTTTTAACAATGGACGTTCTTCTTGTAAACCTTCAAAAACACGTTCTAAAATTGTTTCTGGCCAGACTAAATCTTCATCAAATCCACCCGCTTTTTCAACTTCGTTATAAAATTTTGTTTCTTCATTAGTTAAAGTGTGAATGCCACGAGCTTCAAGCACACGGTTATCTGTTACATTTTTCAGCTCTTCATATTCAGCTCGTACTTGCTTTCCTGCATCTTCTGCAACAGCAGTAACATATGCTTCTAAAGCAGCATTTACCTGTTCTGGTGTCGCCTCTTCATTTGTTGATACTGCATTAAATTGTTTCTTCGCTTCATCTGTTTTGTTTTTTAATGTTAATGTCATAATCATGCTCCTTTAGTTAATCTATTTATTAAAGATTTTTGTTTTGGTTTTGATTCTTGTTTTGCTTCATTCGTCACAGCTTGTTGGTTTAAAGACATAGCTTCCGCAACAGCATTTTTCACCATTTCAGCTATATTTTCCTTTGAATCAGTTGAATTTTTTTCGGTGTTTTTCTTAACTTCTGTTGCAAAACCATATTCTACAGCTTCTTCAGCTGTGAACCATTTTTCTTCCCTCATCCATGTTTCTAATTGATCTGTTGTTTGACCTGTTTTTTGTGAATAAATTGAAAGGATGGAATCATCGATAGTTTCCAAAGCATTCAAAGTCTTTTGAATATCTTGTTTATTTCCCCATGTAAAAGTCGAAGCTTCATGAATCATAACTGAAGTCCCTACATTCATAATCGCTTCATCAGCTGCCGACAAAATGAATGTTGCTGCTGAAGCTGCTACACCAGTAACTTCTACCGTTACTTTTGAGGGGTGATCTTTTAAATAATTGTAAATTTCAATACCTTCAAACACATCTCCGCCTGGGCTATTTAATTTAATGGTAATATCGTCTGTCACTCCATCTAAAGTTTCCCTGATGCTTTTCGCATCAATAACATCATCATCGGACCAATATTTTTTTCTGATATTTCCCGAAAGAGTTAAAACTCTTTTACCTTCAACTAACTCGTTAGAAAATTGAAACGGCACGTTTCTAGTCTTTGTCATTCTCTTCCTCACCCCCTTTCACGAGCGCATAATTTTTAGTCATAATTAGCTTCTTACCTTCTCCATCTGGCAACGAATCATAATCCGTTTCTTCCCTCACTTCGTCTCTTAGGAATGTTCCACTAGAGACAATTTTGTCAATTTGAGTTGCGTTTTCCAGAATACTTACAGGTAAAACTTTAGTTACTTTAATTCGTTCGCCGTTTTTATACTCTTGGCGTGTAAGAACTTTTGCAGTTAATTCATCTTGCAGCTTTTTCATTAAAGGAATAATACATAGTTTTCTAAAAGCTTTGATATTGGAATCAAGTTCTGATTTTTCACCATAAATAAGCGCCGTAGGTACTCCTATGGCGTTGGCTACATCATCAATTAACGATGATTTCATTTTATTTAATTCCTCAAGAGACTGATTAGAAGAACCTTGTTTGTTCGTATATTCTTCATAATCAAACCCTTTAACTTTTGGGACTATAGCAACTGCTTTAGTGCTAAAAGCGTGATAAATTTTATTTACATACTCTTGTAATCTTTCCGAACGTGTTTTGCCATCTTTTCCTTTTTCTTCATTCATTGATCCAGTGGCTTCAATTGAAACAGAACCACGGATCTGATTATTTCGCATGGAGATTTCTAGTATTCGTCCGAACAATTCCGAATAGTCATTAAATAAACCCTTAGTAAATGAATCAAGCTCTTTACTGTTGTACTTTAAATAAATGACATCTGACATGTAAAATTTTTCTGTAAACACTTGGTCTTTAACGTAAACGTTGCTAAAGTAATCATCTGTGATTGTTTTTTGTTCTCTTGTATAGTCATCAGCTATTAAAAGTTGGTCATCTTTTAAAATAACCAACACTTCATTTTCATCTAACAAACGAAAGAAGAAGGTTTGCCAAAATGTGGTAGCAGACATATCCGAGTTAGGCCGAACGTTTAATATATAGTCCCAATCTTCCATTCCTGTACTTTTGAATTTTATTTCTAATGTGGACATAGTCCTTGAAACAAAATCTATAACGGTATTTTTAGCCATTATTTTTAAATATGACCGTGTAGCTAATTCATCCCCTACAACAAAATCTGGTAGCCAGTCGGACGGTTCTTCATTTTTTACTGATAGTTTGAAGACATCGAATAAACTCACTCATTCACCCCCTTTCTGTTGTAGTTACACGTTATTTTATTTTTCCTAAAAAATGACGACCCGATTTATTTTCTTTTTTCGTTGGTACATCCCACTTATAGCCGTTATGAGTAACGAATGTCTTTTTGAAATAAGCAATATTGTTTCCATAAGCTGATTTCGTTGTCCTAACAATATTTAGATATTGTGGTTTATACATAACTATCACCTCTTAAAAGTCTAATTCTTCTAATATATCGAATGCATCTTCAAAATTATAATCTGTGAGTTCATCTGCTAAATACATACCGCATACAAATGCTTTAAATCCATCTGTTTTCCTTCTGACTTCTTCCTTTTTTAAGTACGTCTTATTTCCATCATTGTTGGTCTTTACTAATACATTATTCGTGTACCACCGCATTAACGGATTTTCTCCAAAAATGATGTGTCTATTAGCAAACGCCGTTTCTATTCTCGGTGCAAGCAAACTATCGACTGCTCTAGGATTTTTTATCACAACCACTTCAAATCCCGCAGCTATTAGTAACGGTCTCAATACATCCATTCTGAAATTATCGGCAACAATTTTTGTAACTCCGTATTTATATCGTTGTTCAACAAACCAATCGACCACTGTTTGTGGTTCAATTGTAGCTCCATCAACTACAGATAATAATCCTCTGTTTTCCCATTCTTTTATCGGTGCGAATCGCTCTTTTGTTTGTTCTGATGCTTTCCTAGAGTATCCGTAATATATGTCTGCAAATTGCTTTCTAACAAATGAATGTGTTTTAAAAACATAGTCATCCTTATCTTTAAATAAAAGACCACATGCGGCAAAATCTCGCAAGCTAGCAAAGTCCAAACATCCAATTGCTTGTCTACCTTCTAAATTTGGTAAAGGACGATTGGTGTCCATTATTTCTTCGTAACTAGCCACTGATCTTTCTAAATCTGTAACTGGTAAATTCATTCTTTTAGTCATAAACTCTTCTCTATTTGACGGATCGTCCTCTAAGTCTTCATATTCTTCAAAAATAGTTTCTAAAAGGCTCTCGGCATACTCTGATAAAGGTTGATGAAACATCGGATTTGCTAATTCCCAGTTTTCTGATTCTGTCACTTGGTCTTCTGAATCTAATTTGCAAATAAAAGGGAAAATAGCATTAGGTCGACTAGAACCGTTTAACACTCTTTTGGCTTTTTCTTTAAGAGAATCTAAAAATCCCTCTCGAACATATCCATCTGTTCCTACATAAAATTCTCTAGGATTCGGCTTTTTTCCTAATCCAGAAATATGCACTTTTACATCTTTGTTCGAAGGGTATTGGTGAATTTCGTCGAAAGCCACCGCTCCATCTCTTAAACCATCTTTAGTATCGCCATTCGACGTTCTAAATCTTATATAGCTACCAGTTTTTTTAGAGGTTATAACTGTTTTCCCATACTCGAAAGCTTTTTGAAGTGTTTTATTTCGTTTGATTGTATTGTAAATTTCTTCGAAAGAAGTTTTTGCTTGATCTTCTGAATTCGCAACAATCGAAATATTGTAATCTAGAATTCCATGTAATTCAGTTTGTAAAAAATTAAGAACGACAGAAAGAAGCCCGTTTTTACCGCCACCACGGCCAAACATCCATAGAAATTTACGATAAAAATTTCTGTTATTCTTTTTAAAATACAAAAAGACGAAAGCAATCAAAAATTTTTGAAATGGCTGTAATTCAAAAAACCATTTTTCACCATAATTGATGCAATCGTCTATCATTTTGTCATTAAAATATATATCGTCTCTTGAAAGTATATCTCTTTCAAGATATTCTATTAGTTCAATTCTTTCTTTATTTAGTTTTATTTCACCTTTTTTATATTGTTGTATATAGTAATCGACATGTTTTTGCTTAATCATACTAAGTCACTCTCGCTATAATTATCATCATCAACGCTAGTCACTATTTTTGTTGATTCATCTAAATTAAGGTCTTTTCCTAAAGCAATCAATGCACGTGAAATTTTAACTTTTTCGGCGATTGCTGGATTGATTTTTAAGTATTTCTGCGCTCCGTTTTCAAACTCTACAATCGTTCCATACTTAGAAATAGACGAATTCATTTTTTTATAAAGCTTTACTAAATCAAGGTATCTCTCGACTTTTTCAACTTCTAGTTGATCGTTTTCGTCAATTTGACTCATCAACTGTTTTTTCAAATCTGCCATTTTCAATAGCAATCACCCCCCTATAAAAAAATTTAACGTATATTTTTAGACAGTTGACCCCATCCACCGGTTCCCTAGATTGGGATTTGACCCCAAAATAATTTGACCGGGGGTATGTTAGTCCCCACTTTCATTTGTTATTCGGTCATGTTTTGGGATTTGGTTTCCACGAAGTCGATCGACAATGAGATGTAATCGTACGTTACCTGTTCTCTGTCTGGTGCTGGATGAGTTTCATTGTAGTCCCCACCCATTATGATCACATGACCATCATCAACTCGTTGCTTAAATGAATTCAACTTATCAATTGTATCTTGAATCCAAGCGCTGGCATCGTGGCTGGATTCATTTATATTTCGAATTGCTGATCCTTCTTTTATAAATGTTCTTTCATCATTACTCATTGATTAAACACCCTTCCGTTATTAAGATCGATCGACAAGACTTTGTTTCTAGGATCATCTTTTGTCATATAAACAAATGTGATTACATTTGTTCCTGGCATATCACTATCAGTAACATAATGTGCAGTCATAGATGCAACCCCAACCTCTTGGCCTTTGATGTAAAGTTTAGGAACTTTCCCGTTTAAATAGAAGCTTACATCTTCTTTGGTTAATGGTTTATTCGAATCCAAGATATCCTGTCGCTTTTGTTTCCAAACATTACCTTCGAAAGACTGCTTGCCATAATCCATGTAGTCTTCATCACCTTGTTCTTTGTAAGGATGAGCATGAATACCTGCTACATATCCAATAAAAGAACTCCTTAAACTTTCACTAGTAGTTTGTTTAATTTGATTAAATGCCTTCTCCCATCCCTCATGTAACTTCGAAGAAAAGTTAACAGTTACATTACCGCCTTCAACAAATTGCTTTGTGAAGTTTTCGTATACAACATCTTGGGTTCTGTACTTTGGTAATGCTGCTTTGAGACCTAGCCCATCAGCCGCCCATTTATCAACCAGGAGTTTCTTACCTCCGATCCCATCAGCATCAGAAGTCGTTACTACTGCCGTAGGATATAGTTCCTTTATTTTAATCATTAATGACTTCATACTAGGAGCAACAACAATCGTGTATCTTCCATCTTCCACATAATCTTTCAAACATTTCTTTACCACCATTCATCATCCCATTTCTTTTTTCTTTTCGATTCTCTATAGTTAAATCTACCGTGCCGTTTATTATGACAGTCCTTGCACAATGTTCTTAGGTTGTCTATATTCAAGGCATACTGTGGGTAATGTTCTAACTCTTTAATGTGATCCACTTCAAGAATAGAATCATACTGGGTTGTTAACTTACCTTCTTGTTTGCACCACTGGCATTCGTAATGATCACGCTCTAAACACTGCTGCCTTAATCTTCTCCACTCTGATGAGCCATAGAACTTTGCTCGTGCTTGTTTGGATGATACATCAATCATGTTAAGCATCACGATGATGTTTAATAGTCAACCGATCCAAGTGCTCTGGATATTTTGGAAGTTCATCATAATACTCAATCGAAATGTCATGTAAACCATTTTCATGTTCTTCGTTATCTTCAGTATGCCAGTTATAAGAAATATCAATAAGTCCTCGAGGATATTTATCTAAACGTTGTCCTTTATAGTAAACTTCTGGAATCGAATCAGTATCTTTTAGTTTGATTTCAAGTAAATCAGCCGTTGTTTCTTTCGGTAATGGTACATCTGAACTTTCTTTTTGAGCGTGTTCTTTCATCTTCTTTTGAATTTCCGCATCATATTTAAGGCAATCTATGTCTTTGTTCCACGGTTCCTTTCGGTAAGTAGTGTACAAACCTGCAAGGGTTCTTGTTCCTTTTGTCGTATTTTCAATTAGTTTCTCAATATATCTTGTAACTTTTGGATTCTTAACGATCATCGTGCCATTAGGTAAAACAACAAAATTTACATCGTCATTGAATGTTTCATCAATGTTCGTTTTACTTTCTGAATACTCATCCTTAACTTCTAACGTGAAGACTTTATCCGTCATATCCAATCACTTTCCTTTCTTCAAACTATCTATATAAGTACTAACCAACGCACGTTGTACTTGCAGCACACCTTCAACACCTAGCGACTTAACATCGAGTTTCAATCGTTCATTTAAGAACTGTGCATTGTGATCTTCTTCAAGCGTTTCTTTCTGGACATAATAAAGCAACGCTGATGTCTCGTCCATCTTCATCCCATATACTGAAATGATTTCAATAAACAATTCTGCAAGCGCATCTATATCTTTCTCTTCACGAACCTTCTTCATGATTTCTAGTAACTGCAACTGTTGGTTTTTGATTTGTTCATTTTTATGCATATACATCTTTCCTTTCTACAAAATAAAGAATACTACTGTTTATACAGTAGTATTCTTTATAAACAGTTATTTATTTCTTTCCTCTATAATCTTCTCAACTTTGCTTATATCATTAATAGTATCTTGGTAAAAAGCTTTCAACACTTCAGCCAATTCTTGATACTCTATTAAGCTTACCTCCCCTTGTCTTTCTCTATTCAACAAAATGTTTCTAGCTTGTACTGAGTTGTCATTTAAAGAGCTAAAAATATTTTCTTCTAACCTCTGAGTATGTCTCGTTAGTAATTGAAATATATCTACAGGAATTAGTTTGACATACAAAGATAGATGCTTTTCAATTAAAGGAATGATTTTGCCCGAATATTGTTCTAATGAATTATAAAAAGATAAATATCTTTCTTCTGGATTAAACAAATCTTGAGGATTTACTATATATATTTTTCTTCCTTCACGTACCTTTTCAATATTAATATACATATCTATATTTGCATCTAACTCTTCCATATATTTTTTAACTTGTTCCAAATCTGTAGCGAAAATACCTGTATAAATAGATATAACTTGTACTTTCATAATATAGATTAATTCAGTTAAGTCTGGTTCAGCTATAGAATAATACTGATTAAATTCTCTAGTATTTTCAATTTTTTTATTTTTCTCATCGATAATTCGCTCAACAAATAAGAGAGTAACAGTTAGTTCTATTGGGAACCAGATTAAGTTTTCAAATAGAAAATTCCACGACTCATTACCGTAGGGGATAAACCTGCCGATTATCCCTAATAAAATTGTTCCTATCCCCCCTAATATCAATACACTATATTCTTCCAAATATTTCATTTAATCAGCACCTTTCTGTTTTATTATATTAAATACGAATATCTTTTTTATAAAAAAGATCACTCAGTGAGTGATCTATAATCATTTATTACTGTCCTTCTTTAGCTTTATCCCATTCTATTTTTAGATATATAGAAATAATTTGTTCAAAATTTTTTCCTTTCTCATCATATTCTCGTATGTAACTATAATAGGAGCTATTTTTGCTTCTAAATTCTTGAATCCAACCAAAATAATAGTCATATTGAGATTCGTGTTCTTTTTTTGGAACAATTTCTGGATTCCCGTATTTATCGATTTGCACATCACAATATTTTTCTATAGCTTTGTTATATTCGGCGAGCTTTTCCTTATATTCCTCATATTTTTTTAAGTATAAATTATATTTATCAAAACTTTCATCGTTTAAATCATCTAACATAGAATCAATAAAATCAAATATATATTGGTTTTTATTGTCATTGCTTTCAGTATTAAATAATATATCGTAATCGAGAGTTGTTTTTTCCTTAGGCCCATAGAACCCAAAATATAACTTTAATAGTTCCGCATCTCTACTAATGTTAATATACTTTTCTTTGAAATTAGTTTGATCTTTTTTTAATTCAGAAAAATTAGTAATAAGCCTAGCCGAGATTTCTCTTACTTCCTGTATCCATTTTATTCTGGCTTTTGCTTTTAAATTAGCGTCTATTTGTTGTTTTGCTATTTTCTTTTGAGTACTGACGTTAATAAAGACCCCTATAAATGTCAAACATGCTGCAACAAAACTGACTAACGCTGCTATACTCGACCATTGAAAGGTTCCATCTTTATCAAAAAATATGTTCCCTCCAGTTATACCTAAGACATTTAGACTCGAATAATAATTTATCGTTTTAGCAAATAACCAATAAAAAAACACCTGTAAACATATCATATACTTTTAGCCTCCATGTTTAATATCTCTTTATATTATTGAACATAAAAAAATATATTTCAATGGATATTTGCAAGTCTATAAATAAACACTCGCAAACCTGTAGAAAAAGAGAGAGGAAATTCACCTCACTTCTTTAGTTTTAATTTGTGGTTTGCGAGAGAATCTAATTGAGATCACATGTGACTAAACGAAAAAAGTAGATTTTTTTACTTTCTTGTAATCTCAAATCAAAAAAATAAGTAGGCAATCGTTCCGTTTAAATTTTGTGTAAGTGTGTCGCATTTCTTATTTTTTTGACACTATCATAATAACTCGTTTAGAAGGTATATGAAGTGTAGATAAAGTGTATAAAAGAGGTATAAAAAGTGTAATAAATGGCTACTTAAAAGCAACCAGTTCCAGTGCCGAAGCAAATTGAACAATGATCATATTAGATTCTTGTTTTACTGATTCTTCACTGATACAGTTTCGTTGCGCTGCTAGATAGATTGGATTGCCGTTGATATAACGGTCATAGAAGATTCTCTTTCTTCGCTCGGTAACATCTGGTTTGTGCGGATGCTGAATCGCAGAATAACCTCTAACAAAAAGCTTATGAAGATAATCAAACTCTTCTTGTGCTTCTTCTTTCTGGATTAACATTTGTTCGGCTTCGAAAACGTTATTGGCCGTTGATGGTGGAACCAAAGAGAATGAAGCTGTTACTTTTGGTTCCCTCGGCTGGCCAACACGACATCTAGCAGCAAGGTACGCAGACAAGAATACACTGACGTTATGTTTAGTTTGTTCCATGTCTACATCCTTTGCATCTGGTGTTTCATATTTCTTTACGTCAAAAAGTACCATCCTTTGATTCCCCCGTTGTGGTATAATATTCGTGTCCAGAATATTGATTACAGTCGGAGGAATCCGGCTTTTTATTTTTTATCATTACTTACACTTTCACAGCAAACGGCCAATAGCGCTCGTCAATTGATTTGATTTCTTGTTCAGTTAATTTATAATATTCACAAAGTTGATTATCTACACTCAGTTCACCGTCTTGATCTAAAAAGTATTTCGATTCATATTCTCCCATCTCTGGCAATAAAACATAATACAATTGCTCTTTCTCGACTTCGTAGCCGTTGACTAAACTTAATACAGTTTCATAGTCAACAGACATAAGCCAGTCTTTAACAGGACATTCTCTCATGAGCGAGTTGATACCTAAATACTTCTGATGTACTAAGAACGCTATTTTATCGTAATTGTTGCCGTCTTCTATAAAATCCGCCATGAACTTCGGTACCACGACTTTTTTCGGTTCGTCTAGTTGTTTTGCTACAGCTAAACAGTCACGAACTGCTTGATCATATCCTTCGTTGTAATTTTCGTTGAATGAATCACGTTCTAAACTTTCTAACGTTTCAATAAATTCTTGTTTATTCATCGCTGCCCCTCCCAAAAAAGTCAACATTTCCTAGGATTTCTAATTCTCCATCTGGGTAAACATCTAACCAATCATGAGCACCAATAAAATTATTAAAGGCATTCAAACCTTTTGTTTTATGATGGTGATTTACTCCAAAACCGACTAATAAAATTTCACCTCGTAACGTTCGAACAACGTCATGATATTTAATTACTTTACCGTTCTTGTCTTTTACCTCTTCAACACAATTTTTGTAATTTTCATAACTCATTCCGCTTCCTCCTCAATACATTTAAACAAGCCCTCTGACTTCTTTAATATTTCTCTTTCCCTTTTATATACATTTTCTTCAAAGAAAGCTTTTGCTTCTTCGTTATTACTTATGTCAATTTCAATATATTCATCTTTGAAAGCTTCTTTAAAGCTCATTCTGCGACCTCCAATTCCCACGGAAAAGGCGTTCTAATGGACCAAACAGGCACAGACCTATGACCACAATCTCGCCATTCTAACCACCAGCAACTACGGTTCTCATTGTCTTCGTCTACTCCGAAACGATATCTAACAAATGCATCTTCAACAATGTAAGGTGTGTTTTCGTCAAGCATTAGTTCTGACCGCCATTCATCTATTGCTTGTTCCCTGGTATATTTTTGTTTATTGAAGCCCATCCAATTATTGAAATCCCCATGAAATGTTTCACAATCAAACTTGCTTTTTCCTTTAATCGCCATTTATTTGTCCTCCAATAGTTCTGGATTTTCGTGGATTCTAGCTCTGATTGTCGTCCAATCTACTTGGTAAAGATTAGCAATATAATTTTTAGAAAACCCGAATTTCAATAAATCTTTTAACTCATTTGCTGGAATATTTCTTCTTTTCTTGAATTTTATTCCTTTTCTTTTTTTATTGGCTGCTGATATTTTTGCCTTTGTTGATTGAGAAAGAACTTTTCCTTTATTATGCTTGCTGTTATGTCCGCTGTTTATCATCACGCTGAGATTCGATTTTCTTGCATCTAGTTTATTTCCATTTAAGTGATGTACACTAGCATGAAAGGGTAATCTTATTTTCAGCCAATACTGCATTAACAACCTATGGACATGAATTTTTTCGTCTCCAATAGAAACTGCTGGATATTTCCCGTGTAAATAAATGGTCTTATTTCCTAAAGTTGGTGATTTTTGATACCACAGAATTGCATTCGATAACTCTTCTTCATCGACTAGGCAGCTACACTTGTTTTTGAATTTAATTTCTTTTTGTATCTTCACTGTCATTTAAAAGATCACCATCCTCATAAACATTTCCAATAACTTCGATAGTTTCAAATACATTACACATAATCGCCGATAACACATTACTGTCATAATGGTAAGTTGGAGGATACTCGATATCGAACGCTGGGTAACCTTCATTACTATAATTTTTGACTATACTGATATAACTATCTTCTTCGCTTTCTCCATCGGTTACTTTTACTACATCACCCTCAAAAATCTCCACGCCATTCTTGTCTTTCAGGCCGGTGGATTGCATGAGTTGATATTCCCAACCGTTTAGTATTACGGTAAACCACTCCGAGAACTCATGCCCTCTTGGTGGGCAGTGCGCTATGAGATTGTCTTCCGCCCAGACGAGATGTTGAATTTCTCGCATAACTTTACTATCTTTATCCCACGCTCTAAACTTTGGAATCATCTTCTTCACTCGCTTTCTAAAATAATGACAGCTGTTCTTCAGTTCATATAAATAGCCCCATTGGGATATTTGACAACATTTTTTCCTGTGCAACTTCGTACATCTCTTTCTTTATTTCAAATCCATAAGCATTTCTATTGAGTTCTGCCGCAGCTCTAAGCGTAGAGCCACTACCAGCGCATGGATCTATTACAACATCCCCATAATCTGTGAAAATTTCAATCAACCGTTTAATAACGGGTATCGGTTTTTGTGTCGGATGTATTTTTGGATAGCTGTTATCCGTTTCCCATTCAAACCAATTTAGAACCATACGGCCGTCGTTATTAAATTTCGGAAGTTTTTCTCTATAAAGAACGAGCGCATATTCTGTAGCTCCTACAACTTTCATATTTGCTTTTAATACTTGAGGACTGGATTTCTTAATAAAAACTAGTGGAATATGATTGTTAAAGCCGTACTTTTTACCATAGTCAATCACCATTTGAAGCTGTTGAAAGGCGCAAAATACTATCATAGCTGGCGCTTTTCCAACTTCTTTCGGTTCTTTCTTTAACATTTTTGAGCAAAAATGCATAAATTCTGATATTCTAAAATTCTCATCGGTGTCAAAAAAGCTTTTATTCGCTTTATTCGATTCTCCATTTTCAATTTTTCCGCCTTCATACCATGCAGAACTTGATGCGTATGCATTTTTACCTAAGTTATAAGGAATGTCTGCAATAACTAATTGCGCTTTCGGTATGCCATACCGTTTATAATTTTGAAAATGATCGTTAAATAATTGTATTTTCGTTTCTCTCTGCATAATTTCAAAGGAGTAAAGAATTCTTTACTGCGGCCGCAAACCTCCACTCCCTTCTATAAATTCACTGGCTCTTTTTGATAACCAGCATCAATCAAAATTCCCTCAATCACATAAAGGTCCGTTTTCTGCTTTAAACTAGCCTTAAATTTCTTGGCAATATTTCTAGCTGTTTCTAAAGAAACGACTTCATATGTTT